TAACTAATCTGACAGATATTACGCTTCTTTCTGTAAATACAGGTCCCATTGCTCCATGACCTGCAAGAACCCCTGGTCCATCAGTTATATCAGCTATACTTGCAATAAGTTCTTCAAATTCACACGTAGGGTTTACTTTTAATAGTTCTCAAAATTTAAATAATGTTAGAGCCAACCTTATTGCTACAGGAAGTGTTTCTGGCGGTACAAATATAAATCAATCAACTAATATACCAAATGTAACATCTGGTCCTAATCAAGTAAGTATTCCTGTGTCTTTAACGTCTATTTCGATAGGAGACTATCGTAATAAAAGTATTCAGTTTTATGATAGTTTGGGTAATTCAATAGGTAGTGCAACTTTCTAAATAGTCCCCTCAACAATATTGTACCTTATGCACTCGTCACCATCAAGATAGACATCCCTCTTCATAAGCCTCTTCAATTTCGTCTCTGACAGTGTTGTGTTCTTTCGGTAAAGGTTCTTGATGTGCTCCATGAGCTTTGTCACAGTCTCCATCTCATCCTTGAGCTCCTCAAACTTTCCCCAAAATGTATTCGACAACTGATGAATTAGAACGAACGAGTTTTCTTTCATGAGTCGTTTTTTTCCACCGAGGAGTATGAATGTTGCTGCACTACAGCACACCCCGTCAACAATTGTAGTGACTGGAATTTTCATCGTACGAATATGATCCATTGCAGACAGACCTGCAAATACACACCCTCCCTCACTGTGTATGTATAGTTTGATTGTTGGAGATTCCTCAAGTCCAATCTCTGCATATTTAATGAGAAGGTCCCTCTGCAGAGTTTTTAGAGTAATGTTCAGCTCTAGTACAGATTCTTGCGAAACCTCTCCATAAAAGTAAACCTCATTTCCAATCACCCTTGTGTATACACCTGGAGTCTCATCTTCCGCTTCGCTCTCTGATTTGTTTCTTAAGTGACTGTGCCCGTTTAATCTTGCAAACATGGTTTAATATATCAATGTCTTGAACCTCAAGGCTTGGATGAATAACCCCCTCATTCAAATGATCCCTGATCAATGGAAGATGATCCATTGTGAATCCTTTTTGGTAAAGAGCTTTTAGTCGTTTTCTCCGCATGCACATGTTTTGGTGCTTTGTCCATAGTGACCCTGGAACAAGGTCAGTGGCATTCACCGGATCTATGATATATGATGGTTTCAATAGACCCTCTGATACAAAATAGTTTGTGTATGCCCAGTCGCTGTTCTTGTAGATGTATGTGTCGAATATGTCTGCATTTGAAAGTGCCTCCAGAACTCTAACGTCACACGTCTTGTGATTCTCATGTATCAGAGCATACATATACCCTCTTTCAGCAATGTCTGGTATTTCAAATCTTTCACCGCGTAATAGACGTCTCACGATATCTGATGGTTCTTCATATGTATCGAGGGTTCCAAACATACCGGCAGAACCCCTGAGAGTTTCAGAAGATGTCCATGGCACGTACTCGAATGAAGGTATACCTTCTGGGCACTGTGAGGAGTTGTTACCGATATACAATGCGTATTTGGTTGAAACTTCTACAGAAAAATCATCGTCGTCGTCGAATATGGTCAGGGATCCGTCGAGAGTCAGACTCTTTGCGGTCCAAGTCTTTCCAATACCAGACTTTCCCCATATGAAAACCTTTCCATGAGTCTTTACCAAGTCTTCGAGCCATTCAGTGCGGGGGCCTCTCTTGGTTTTTTGCTTGTCGAGTTTCAAGAATCTATCCATGGATTCGGATTCAGAAACGGATGATGGTCCTATCAGTAAGCAGGTGTTTTCTTTGGTTCTCAAAGAGTTCACCCCTTATCTTATTGGTATACTTGTCATTAACCTCTTGACTATATTCCTGGTTGTCCAGATTTCAAAACGTATACCATTCTAAGAGATGGTGAAGGTCGCCTTAAAGAAACTTTCGACTGGTCCTAAAAAGTATCAGGTGGAATTTCCTGATGGAAAGACTGTCAAGTTTGGTGCCAAGGGATACTCTGACTACACTGTTCATAAGGACCCTGCGCGTATGCAGCGTTATCTCACGAGGCACAGATCACGTGAAAATTGGAACGACCCAAAGACACCAGGGTTCTGGTCTCGTTGGCTCTTGTGGTCTTCTCCGACACTTACTGGTGCGAAATCTATCATCAAAAAGAAATTCGGGCTCACTGTAAGATGACTGACGTCATTGATGCATATACGTACGAGTTGACTGTGACCCCTCAGTTTGCTAGGATAATTGATGGTACTGGGAATGATATTGGATTCTCTGTAACAACTGACTCATCTGACAATATATATCTTGCTGGACAGTATTCTGGAACGCCATCCATAAGTGATCAATTCGGAGGTTTCGTAGGCAATCTTCCTGTGAGTTCGGGAACGGCAGCCTTCTGTTCAAAGTTCAATTCTGAAGGGATCTATCAATACTCTTTCGTTGTAGATTCTGCAGGAAATGATATAGGATACTCTGTAACAACAGATTTGTCTGATAATCTATATATATCTGGACAGTACGATGGAACCCCAACAGTACAATTTGTAAACAGCTCGAATTTTTCCACAAGTGTAGCTACTCTACCCGTGAGTTCAGGAGTTGCAGCATTCTGTTCAAAGTTCAATTCTACTGGAACTTACCAATATTCTTTCGTTGTAGATTCTGCTGGATTTGATATTGGAAACTCTGTAACAGCTGATTCTTCTGGGAACGTATACATTGGTGGTGAATATGCTGGAACCCCAACAATAAAGTTTGTGAATAGCTCGAATGTAGCCACAAGTGTAGCTACTCTACCTGCGAGTACGGCATTGGCAGCCTTCTGTTCAAAGTTTAATTCTGCTGGAACCTACCAATATTCCTTCGTTGTTGATTCTGCTGGAAATGATACCGGAAACTCTGTAACAACCGATTCGTCTGATAATGTATATCTTGCTGGAGAATACAATGGAACCCCAACAATAAAGTTTGTAAACAGTTCTAATGTTTCGACAAGTGTAGCGACTCTACCTGTAAGCTCAGGTATTGCAGCCTTCTGTTCAAAGTTTAATTCTTCTGGAACCTACCAATACTCTTTCGTTGTAGATTCTTCAGGAACTGATATAGGAAACTCTGTAACAACTGATTCATCTGGTAATCTGTACCTTAATGCATATTACAATGGAACCCCAACGATAAAGTTTGTGAATAGCTCGAATGTTTCCACAAGTGTAGCTACTCTACCTGCGAGTTCAGGAACAGCAGCCTTCTGTTCAAAGTTTAATTCTTCTGGAACCTACCAATACTCTTTTGTAGTAGATGCTTCTGGAAATGATATAGGATACGCTGTAACAACAGATTCATCTGATAATGTATATGTTGCTGGTTCGTACAATGGAACTCCAACTGTACAATTTGTAAACAGCTCGAATGTTTCAACAAATGTGGCGACTCTACCTGCGAGTTCAGGAACAGCAGCCGTCTGTTCAAAGTTTAATTCTGCTGGAACCTACCAATACTCTATCGTTATTGATTCTACTGGAACAGATATATCACGGGGATTAACAGCTGATTCTTTTGATAACTTATATATTTCTGGTGAATACATCGGTACACCAACAATAAAGTTTGTGAACAGTTCTAATGTTTCAACCAATGTGTCAACTCTGCCTGGCAGTTCTTTAAATTGTGCATTTTTATTGAAATTCGATATAGATGGATCGTATACTCCTAATTTAGACGTGTCTTCTTATTCGATAGTAGTAGATTCTACAGGAAATGATATAACGTGGGGAGTAACAAACGATCCTTCTGATAATATATATATTGTCGGTGAATACGATGGAACCCCAACAATAAAGTTTGTAAACAGCTCGAATGTAGCCACAAATATAGCGACTTTACCGGCAGACGATGGATCAACAGCAGCCTTCTGTTCAAAGTTTAATTCTTCTGGAACATATCAATACTCTTTCGTTGTAGATTCTACTGGTGCTGAAATCGGATACTCTGTAACAACCGATTCGTCTGGTAATACATATCTTTCTGGTGGATACAGTGGAACCCCAACGATAAAGTTTGTGAACAGTTCTAATGTTTCAACAAGTGTAGCGACTCTACCTGCGAGTTCAGGAGGAACAGGAGTCTTCTGTTCAAAGTTCAATTCTGCTGGAACCTACCAATACTCTTTTGTTGTAGATTCGGCAGGAACTGACAGAGGAAATTCTGTAACAACTGATTCTTCTGGGAACGTATACATTGGTGGACAATATGCTGGAACCCCGACGATAAAGTTTGTA